AACGCTGGTGCTTGGCACCCAGTACACGCTTTCGGGCGCTGGCACCCAGAACGGTGGCACGCTGACCTCGGCCTACGCCGCCAGCGTGCTGGCAACGCCAGGGGGATCACTGACGATCTCCCGGGTGATGATCCCGGTACAGCCAACGGATCTGCGCAACCAGGGGCGCTTTCTAGCCGAGACTCATGAGTTTGTTTTTGACCGGCTGACAATGTTGGTTCAGCAGGGCATCGCGCTCGCGTCGAGGGCGTTGCTTCGGCCATGGGGGAAAAACTACTACGACGCCCAGGGGCGGCAGATCAAAAACCTTGGTGCGCCGACCATTCCAGGCGACGCCACGAACAAGAAATACGTGGACGATCAGAACAACGCCCAGGACGTGCGTATTGATGCACTGAGCGCCGGCCTGCCAGGCACGAACTACGCGTTCCCATGGTCCACCACCACCACGCAGAGCACGAAGACGCTGACGCCTGGCTTCACATTCGCCAGCGCCACGCTGTATCTGAACGGCATCGCGCAGCCATACGGCAAGGCCTTCGCGGTCGTGGCCAACCAGATCGTGCTGGCCGAAGCGATTCCGGAAGGCACCGAGGTGTACGCGATCCTTGGGCAGAGTGTGGTTCCAACCCCGCCAACTGAGAACGCTTTTGACCTGTACGACTACGCGGCCTTGCGCGCTTACACCGGTCCAGCTCAGGTAGTTCACATTACAAAGGCTGGCGTTGAAGGATTCTTTTACCTAGATCCTCTGTCATCTTTGACCGATGACGGAGGGGTCACAATTGTCGATGTTGGCGGCAGGGTATGGCGGCGCCTCCTTGGTTCCTTTGTCGATCCAAAATGGTACGGCCTTGTTAGCGGATCTACGTCTGACGGCGCACCTGCGATTCAATCCGCAGTGAACGCGGCAAAATCACTTGGTATCCATGTGTCGACATCTGGAAGCTTTAGCCTTCTGACCACAGTCACGGCACGAAATGTTGGCCTTGATCTCGGAAACGCACAATTCACTTTGAGAACACCGGATCAAATAGGCTTTATCATTGGCGGAAGTTCGTCTCTTGGATGGGCTCCGCGCCAGGAAATAGGAACTTGCTTACGTCAGGATGGCACACGCGACACACCTTGCATTCGAGTAGCAGGGACAAAGGGAGGGTTTTTTGAGATAGGACGAACTACGCACCTTCAGGTGTACGCATCAACAACGCTGTCAACAGATGGGAGTATTGCCTATTCCCAATTCAAGGGCGGTCAGTGGGATAAGCTGTCACTTGATACCGACCCAGCAAACGCTGGTGGAGATACTAGCGGCGGCATTGGCAGTAGCGTCCAGTGGATCAACGAAAACATGTTCTATGTGAGCCGCTGCTTTGAGTTCTATATGGGCGGGTCTTATCGACACAATCACAACAGGTTCTACGGACTGACGCTGGAGAATTCCGCCACATTCAACATGCAGGCCGGTAACAAAAACAGGTTCTATAACCTCCGCTTTGAAGCTGGCCCCACAACGATCATCTTCGGGGTCGAGACGGCCAACAACAGGCTAATGAACAGCTGGGATCCGGGCAACGATGATACCCCTAGCTCTATCGTGTCTGGAAGTATCGTTGATCTTGGCGTTGCAAACGTGGTCTATGACGACTTCGGGGAATGCAGGAATACGGCTTGCGTGGCATCTGCCGATATTAGCGATCCCCTGGTGGGCAACAGGTCAGGGGAGCTTATCTCAAGGCAGCCGCATCTACAGCGCGTAGGCGGTTCTGGCGGGAACCAGCCAATGTGCTACTCCGACATGCTTCCCATCGAAAGGAATCTGTTCTTCTACTTCCTATACGGTGGCGCAGATACTGGCGACACGGTTCTGTATCGGCCATTGCTGGAGTTTTATGACAAGAACCTTGTACCGATAAATGCGGTAGCAAGCTGGATCACTGGTAATGCCATCACTACTGTTTCCGGCAACCAGATCAGCACCAGCGCAGGCCAGCCATTCTCGTATGCGACGGTTCTGCAATCCGCATTGGATGCGGGTGCCGCATACATGCGGGTGGCCATCCGTGTTTCTAGCTCTCAAACTGCAAACGCGCTGGCTCGCCAACTAAAGATTTTCGCCTCATATGCGCATGGCTCGCAGTACCAGGCGGCGGCTTACCAACAGCAATATCGAAAGACGGTCGTAACTACTGCACCTACTTCTGGATATGTTCCAGTTGGTCACGAAGTCACACTAAACACCGGCGCGAGTTTTTATATATGCACGTTTGCATTCGAAACAACCCTTACCGCGGCTGCAGCATCAGGCGCAACGGCCCTGACAATAGCGGCGGGAACTGGGGTCGCCATTGGTGATCGTGTAGGCGTGAACATGGATAACCGTGATACGCATTGGACGACAGTTAGCGCAATCAGTGGAACCTCCCTTACGCTAACAGCAGGCCTGACAGCCGCTTCCGCGTCTGGTTCGCGAGTTGTTTTCAATCGACAGGTTACAAAGTGAGGATGGTTTTATGGCATTGACAAAACTGACTCGCGGCTCGCACAAGACAGCGGACTTCGAGAAACCGATCTACAAGAAGCGCACGGACTTCTACTTCGGCGCCACCTTGGCAGCCAATGACGAGGTTCTGCTGTGGTCTGCTGACCGTGGCGGCGACGGCAATTTCTACGCTTGGCGAGGGGCATTCCCGAAGGTGGTGGCGGCGAACATGTCGCCGGCCACTTCTGGCGGCCTTGGCCCGAATGCATGGGTGAGCGTGGGCGATGCCAGCGTTGGCCGCTCGTACGCCACGCCAATGATGTTTGGGGCGCTGGGCGGGAACGCTGACGATAAGCTGGCGCTACAGGCCTGCATCGACTTCTGCCAGGCCACAGGCGCCGAGATGCGCCTTGACCGCAAGCACAAGACCAGCGGTACTCTGAACGTCACCAGCGCCATCTCGATCACCGGCACGCTTGGCGCGTCTGCCATCGACTGTACCTTTGCTGCTGGCGACGTGCTGCGCGTATCCGTCACAAGTGGCCAGTTCAACGGCGGCATGACGCTGAATGGCGTGGAGATCTTGAGTTCGGTCACCAAGACCTCTGGCTATCTGATCAACCTGGTTGGCTCGTACAACAACATCATCGATCAGATCATCCTGACCAACGGCTACAACGGCATCGGGATCACCGGGGCGCCATCGCAGACCACGCACGTCAGTAACATGGTCAGCGCCAACCACTCGAACTACCACATCGATGTGCAGAACGTGTCGGCTGATGTGGTATTTGACAGCTGCTACCTGCATGGCCAGGCGTCCAACAACCAGTCGACCGCTGGCGCGAACATCCGACAGGCTGGCGATGTGACGTTGCGCGCGGTGAACACCGGCTGGTGCGGTACTGACGTGATCATCACGCCATCCTCTGGCCAGCGCGTGCAGGCGCTCTACATCGAGAATTGCTTCCTTGACTCGGCCACGGGCTACGGCATCTACGCGCAGCCCACCGGCACCGGCCGCATCGACCTGATGAAAGTCACCGATGTGTGGTGCTGCACCCACAACCAAGGCGGCATCCTGCTGGGCGGCTCCACGGGTACGATCAACCAGGCGGATATCGTCAACTGCACCGTGTCGAACAACCTGCTCAATGGGCTGTTCATCAACGTGGGCGCCAACAATGTGTCGGTGATCGGCGGGTCGTACTCTGCCAATGCCAGCAGCGGCGTAGCTGTAGCGGCCAACGTGAGCAAGTTCAAGATCATCGGCATCACCAGCGGGCCGTCCGGCGAGTTCGGCGCCAACGGGCAGTGGGGGGTCGTGATCAACAACGGCGCCGGCCAGGATTTCATCGTCAACTCGAACAACCTTTCGGGGAACCCGCTTGGCGGCCTGTACGACGGTGCCACAGGGCCATACCGGCAGACGGGCAACAACATCCCGGATTCGGGCGCCGTGAAGTCATACGCGAAGCCTGCAACAGACTGGGACTTTGACGGGGCATCGAAGGGCGCCAACCCGATTGCCGGTGGCGGCACGCTGATCTTGCCTGCTGGCGCCGGCCTGATCATGCTGGCAGATGACACGGACGGCACGGGCGGGGTGTTCTTGGCTACCGGCGGCAACGTGACCAAGATCGCAGGTGATGCCAACTTCGTTGCAGGCCCTGCCGGGGCAAGCCAGATCGGCCTCAGTTACTCAGCAGGCAACTACCGGGTGGGCAACGGATACCCTGGCGCCAAGAACATCTACATCACGACCGTGAAGGTGAAAGTCACCAGCTGACGCTATTAGCCATGGGTTGGCGTGTCGCCTCGGCACGCCTGTCCATTTCCTGCAAATGCACAGTAATGAGAAACCCCGGCAGTGCCATTCCGAAGTGCCACCTTTTTACTGCCCAAAAAATAGCCACTTAGGTGGCTATCCGGTCCCACTTGCTTAATTTTTGCTACAGCAAAAACGAAGCATGCCTACAGCCCTTATGGAATAAGGGCTGCACCAATCAATCGACACGATCCATCATGGGGGCAACGCTGAAGCGGCGTGACGGCTCAGGGCGCGTGGTTTGTGGCTGGGAGCCTGATGTTGCAGTCATTTCGTTCAACGTGTTCTGTACCGGTTTCGGGGTTCGAGGCGTTTTTACCCAGGCGTTTGGTACAAAGTACCAACCGACATACGACATGTACCAATCGTGGAAAAGGGTCGATGGCAGCACCCGCTACCCCGTCCAGTTCCGCACTGATCGCGACAAGGCGACAGTCTACCAAGAGAGCCGGGTGTTCGCCTGCAAACACGTCGCGAGGGCCTGGGCGAAGCGACGGTACGCCGAGTTGAACGAGGCGAGGGTTATCGGGGGGCTGCCCCGGTAACGCGCCTCGACCAGGAAGGCTGAAACGCTGGCGCGATCCACCGATAGCCAAGCCCTGTTGGCCCGCATACAGTAGAGCACCGATGATCGATGCAACTGTTACAGAATCACCAGCACGATCATCAGCCACAACGCGCGCCGCGTGAACCAAGGAAGAAAGCGATGAGCCAACCCCCCAATGATCTGCCCATCTACCGAGTGCTGACCGGCCCCGACAACGCCGCCTTCTGCCGGCGGGTCAGCGAGGCCTTGGAAATGGGGTACCAGTTACATGGCTCACCTGCAGTCACCTTCAATGGCAGCGATGTGATCGTGGCGCAGGCCGTGCTCTGGCCTCGAACCGGTGACTGATCATCGGCCGCCTTGCATGCTTT